TTATTTTTTGTGAAGAAGCTGATGGTTTTTATAAAGTAAATAAGGAGGGATAATGAAACCATTTATTAAAATAAGAAAAGTTATTGACTATAATAAATACTGTTTAATTCATTTTAAAGATTATTATTTTCATACATTTAGTAAAAAATATGGCTATGTTTTATATGGTTATAATTGTTTTAATACTAAAAATGATTTTGCTTTTTGGTTTAAAACTAAAAAAGAAGCTACTAACAAACTTAATAAGGGGGAATGATGCCTGAACTAAAAGAAGAACATTTTGAAGTTATTGATAAAAATAAGCAGAAAGTCTATCAAGAACAAAAGGAAATGAGAGAAGAAACCATAGATTATGTGGGTTCTTGCTCAATATTTGACTTGCAAGAGGTATATAAAATAATAAAAAGGTTAAAGGATAGGAAATGAATAAATTAATCTCAAAATATAAAGTTTGGAGTCTATATTATAGAACCGAAATAGTTTGTTTTTTGGTGGGTCTAGCAATAGGAATAATTATATTTTAATGAAAGGAAAAAATATGAAAATTAAATTAAGAAATAAGTTTGGTAGTGGTGCAGTGTTTGATTTTGATTGGAAAATCACAATTATTGATAAAACTAAAAGACCATACAGAAAAAAAACTTTAACAAGAACTGATATAATAGGAAATGATATGAAACATGCAGTTTCTACAATTGATGATTATATAGAATATCATCATTGTGTTGGAGGTGGTATTTATAGTGAAAGATAAATACAAACTTACAAAAAATGATTTGCATAATCTTAAAAGGTTGATGCTCATATATACTCTTGAAGGGTCTAAAGCCAAGAATGGAGTCTATTATAATAAATATAAAAATTGGAAAGGGGAGGGTCAATTATGCTTGAAACAATTATTGCAGTAGAGATAGCTCTATTGATATTTTATTTTGCTACTAATTAATGAACATATATGGCGATTATAGAATTTGTTGTAAATGCCAAATGAAAGCAGATGTGGTTGAAAGAGGTAAAAATTTTTGTGCTGATTGTTGGTTTAAATATTTTTCTGGCGAAACATTGGAACAATACGAAAAAAGAATAAAACAATTAGATGATTTAAAGAAAGATAAAAAATGAAATATTTAATAATTTTTATATTAGTCTGTGGTTGTAGCTTAAAAGATTATGACCTTAATCCAGGAACAACAGTATTTAATCAATTAATGAAAGGTATAAATGGTAAAAGTAAACCTAGATCCGAATGATGTAGAACTAGCTTATACAATAGCTCAAAAGAGATTTATTGGTAATTTAAGAATGAATAAAGGTTTTAGCTATGGATATGATAAGAACCTTAAAAATCAGCTCTACGATGGCTTTCTAGGAGCATTAGGAGAGGTTTCTTGGGCAAAATGGACTAACTCCTACCATAATGCGTCTTATACCGATAATTTGCAGAGATATGAGGATTCTGACTTTCAAGACAATATAGAAATAAGAACACAGAATAAGAAAGCATATAATTTTTTACTAATTAGACCTGGTGAAAAGAAAGGTAAGTATATTCTAATAATTAAAAATGATGATAAAGATTTTAATTTTAATATTGTAGGTTCATTTATTTATAATGATGATTTACCACCTGAAAAACTATCTAATTTTGGTTATGACCATAGACCAGCTGCTTATAAAATTGAACTTAATGAACTAACACCTATGGAGGACAATGAAAGACAAGATAAATTTTAAAATTTTTAAACCTTTTGGCTCATCAATGGCAAGAGCTGAACTACCTTTAGAATTATTAAAAGATTTTAAAGAGGATTTAAAAAAGATAAGAAATGATAAAAAGAAACAAAAAGACCATGATTGGGGAGAAAGATTAGTCGGTCATGTAGCAGAAGAATATTTAATTACCCCAGAGATAATGCTTAAATGGAAAGCAGCTTTTTTTGATCCGATTATAGCTTCATATACAAACGCACATATTAAACATAAAATTAAAAGTATCTTAATTAATAGTGCTTGGTATGTAATATCTAAACCTGGCGACTATAATCCTTGCCATAGACATACTGAATATGTGCATCCTAATTATCATTTGAGTTGCGTTGGTTATTTACAAATACCAGACTCAATGATTCCAACAGAAAATGCAAAACAACACAATGACTTTTCAGGTCAGACAGAATTTATTGAAGGTTCTGAAAATATGTTTGCCGATGTTAATTATAGGGTTATGCCAGAGGTTAGGCAGTGGATATTGTTTCCGAACAATTTATCCCATGTTGTTTACCCATTTAATAGTACCAATAAAGATGATGAAAGAATATCGTTTTCTTTTAATGCAACAATAAATTTTGACACAGATAATGCACCCACAAATTGAAATTATCTTGTATATCATTTTGACAATTTTTGTATATTTTATATTGTATGGTTTCAATGCTTAAAAAAATAGGAAAAGAATGGACAAAGAAAGAAGAAGGTGGAATGTTTACTGCCGACCATTTATCACCAAGTCAATTAAATAAAAATATAGATCAATGGTTTTTTGACTATTGTAAACTTACTGCTGCCGAAAGAAAAAAATTAAAACCTAATTTAAAAATGATATTTGGTGGTTTAGCAGGTCAAGGTATGCAAGACATGATTACAGAAAATATAACACTAGAAGAACTCATGAAAGGTAAGAAATGACAGATCAAATAATGATGCAATTTGCAAAACTGCAAACAGAAAACAGAAATCTTAAACAAGATATAAAAAAAAGCACACAATTATTATTAAAAAGAGATGATGAGAAAACAGAATTACAAAAAGAAGTAGATAAAAGACAACAATTAATAGATTTTTTAAATAAACAACTAAATGATGAGAGGAAAGACAATGAAAAAAGCAGAAAAAGTGACAGAAGAAAAAAGTAAAGGAGGGTTTAAAGAGAGAAGAAAGGAATGTTTAACAAGTGCAAATAAAATTCCAACTGTTGATATTAAAGGTAAAAAATATTCTACTGTAAATGAAAGACACCGACACCTTTTGCAATATTTTCCTGAAGCTAGATTTAATGAAGAAATACTATTCCATGATAATGAAAGAGTTGTTGTTAAAACTGAATTATATATTTCTGATACTATTTATGCTGTAGGTCATGCAGAGGAACATAGAAACGCAAACTTTATTAATAAAACAAGTGCTATGGAAAACTGCTCTAGTAGTGCGTTAGGTCGTTGTATAGCAGCATTTGGTTTATCAGGATCTGAATATGCTAGTGCTGAAGAATTAGTTAATGCTTTGAATAATCAAGGTAATAATAAACAAGTTTCAATTAATGAACAAATAAAGAAGCAAACAACAGAAACAAAACTAACTGCTCTTTATAGTAATTGGAAAAAAGAAAATGATTCAATAGAAAAGATTTTTGAATCACAACAAAAAAGCATACAAACCAATGGAGGACAAAATGCAAAACAATGGTAGTGGTAAGCAAAAGGATTGGGTACTCTTTCCTTATGATGCCAACAATGAAAAAGCCATCAAAATTGATTTTTCAGGAAATGTTAATTTAGATAATGGCAACAAGGGTACAATTCTTGGGGTTAAAGGTTCATCAAAAGATGGCAACACCAAGTTTGTCAAAGTCTATGCACAAGTCGGAGTTTTATTTAAAGGTGATGATAAATTTACTGGCGAAATGAATTACTCTGAAGCTGGAGGACACAAAGGTTTAATTGGTTGGTTAAACGATCAGGGAACAATACTTTCTGGTTATAAGAATGAACCTAGACCAAAACAGAATAGTCAAAAACCTAAACAACAACAAGCTCCTTTTTAGTTAGTTGATTGAAAGTTGTTATTTTAGTTTTGGCTTTACTTACAAGTGAGGGATATGTTTTACATAAAGTTAAATTTGAAACTACCCTTACTTGTGAGGAGATACATAAGTCAGTAATAAAATTTAAAGAAATAGGAAAAAGAACATATCCAATATACCAAAACAAAGTAGCTTTTGCTCATTGGTGTGAAGATAACAAAGGTAATTATGTCAGATAATGTAAAATTTATAAGTGAGATAGAAAGATTATTAAAACAAAAACAAAATGATTATGGACACTTTGACCATACCTCTTATGTAATGGTAGGAATTATGGAAAAATATCTATCAATTCATAATAACCAAGATATTAAAATACCCTTAAAATTCTTTGGTTTATTTATGATTTTGTTAAAATCATGGAGAATAATGCAATCAAAAGATTACAAAAAAGATTCATTTGATGACATCAATGGATATACAGAATTATTGAGGAGGTTAGTCATAGATGAAAACAAGAACAACTAAAAGACCGATGACTCCTAAAATGCTTAAGCTATTGCAATTTATTAAAAATTATACTAAAAAATACAAATATAGTCCGACTTTTTCAGAAATGGCTAAAGAGATGGGTTATAAAAGTAAAAATTCAGTTAGTGTTCTAATTGAAAAGCTAGAACAGAGAAACGAAATTAAAAGAGAATACTCTGGGTATAGCAGAAATATAGTTTTAAATGGTTAAAGTTTTAAAGACATCAAGTTTAGAATTAGAAGCTGATTTTGAAGAAATTTTTGATGGTGCAACTGTTGAAGAAGCTACACAAAAAGCACATAATCAAAAAATGCCTAGTGAGTTTGCGAAAGTAAATATCACCAACAACAAACTTATTAAGGCAAATGTTAAAATGGTTGGTGAGGAGAATGATGAGCTTAAGAAATAGCAACATTAGATTGTACACTAAGCTAGATAAGGCACATAAAAAAGTTTTTAGTGCTAAAGATAAGGGTAGACAATGTGTACATACTCTGAAAGCATTCAAGGAATACAATCAATTATTCCGAAGAATTGTTGAAGCAGAGAACAAAGATGCTAGATTTTTATATACTTAATTAAGTATATATAAAAAGTTGCAT